CCGCAGGAAATCCTCAAGCGCATCGGCTCCCAGCACGTTTTCATATCGACCCCGATTTTCTACACCACGAAACACATGATGACCTCGAAGCACTTCAAGCCGAACGAACATGCCTGGCACTTCATGGCCGGGCAGTTCCGGAACCTCATGGAGTCGTGCGGATTCAAGGTTTTGGAGGATCGGCGCGATGAGACCAATATCGGCCGGACGGACATCCGGACCTATGTTTTGAAACGAGTCAAGAAGTAGGAGAACACGATGGCCGAAATAGGATGGTTTGACGCATTGGCAACGGCGGAAAGCTACTTCACGGCGGAACGGCTGGAGACGTCCAAATGGGACGCGCTATTGACGGACGCGAAGAAAACGAAGGCCTTGACTCAGGCATATAACCGCATCTTCTATTCCGGCCTGTTCGAGTTGCCGACCTATGCCGAGGCTTCGGCGGCCCAGCTTATCGTCCTCCAGAAAGCGCAGGCGGAGATGGCCTACTATCTGGCCCAGCACCTTGCCGATGAGGATAGGCGGAAGGGGCTCCATGCCCAGGGGGTCACGCAAGCCGGGATCGCCAAGGAAACGTATGCGGAGTCCAACCTGTCCGATATCCCCATCCCGCCCATTGTTGCCGGGATTCTCGCCGACTATTCGACGGAAGGCAAGGCGCTCTACGTTACCGCCGTGGACCGCGACGAGGATGAGGAGAGCATGGAACTGTGACCGGAACCATAACCGAGATCGTCCGGGCCTTCGGCGTTGCCGAGCGCGAAATGAAAAAGAAGCTCGGCTCGCTCGATGTCGGATCATTCTCGGAGACAAAGGCCGCCGAGACTCAACGGGGCTTGAACGTCCTGTTCGATGGGCTCAACCGATACGCGGCGCGATGGGCCAGGGCCGCCCTTGCCGGCCGATACGCCGACTCTCAGGCACGGGCCAGGACGCGGCTTGAGATGATCGGGGCCGAGCGCAACAAGGGATTCGACAAGGAGCGTCACCACCGGGCCATTGACCGCTCCCTTGACGCTACGCTCAAGGACTTCCTGAAAGCTACGGGTGCCATGAGGCTGTTCGTCGGGCGGTACATCGAGGGCGCACGAAAGCACTCCGGGAGCCTGCTCCAGGTCCAGGAATTCAATGAAAGCGTCCTCGGTGAAGTCGGCGATGCCTTTGTTGGGAACCTCGTGCGGCGTTCAATCGAGGACAACAAGGCGCGGGGCTTTATCAGCCGGGAGATCATGCGTTGGCTTCGCTCGAATCTTGCCGACGGGAACTACATCAAGATCGGAAACCGGATGTACAACGTCCGAGATTACTCGGAGTTGGTTGCCAGGACGCGGATGATCGAGGCGTCAACCGAGGCCGTCAAGGCCATGTGCGACGAGTACGAAAACGACCTGGTAGAGTTCTCAACCCACGATAACCCATGCGACGAATGCAAGGAGTTGGAAGGGCAGATATTCTCCATCTCCGGAACGGACTCGGAATATCCGGCGTTGACGTCGGACGTTGAGCCGCCCGTTCATCCCCGGTGTGAGCATAATTTGAACCCCGTCTCGCGGATCGCGCTGTCATGGCGCGGGAGGACAAACTGATGTTGAACGCCTATTTTACCGATGCAATCGTCCTCGTGCGGAAATCATTCGACAAGTGGGGCGAACCCCTGGCCGATGTCCTCGTAAGCTTTGACGGTCGGATCGAACGCAAGACGCGGCTCGTGCGGGACTTCGCCGGGGAGCAGGTCATCTCCGGGGCGATGATCTACGCTCCATCGACGCTCACGATCACCCATGTTGACCAACTGCGCTTTGACGGCGCGGACCACGTCATCCTAAGCATCAACACGATGGCCGACTTTTCTGTTACGCATCAAGAGGTATTCGTCGCATGAAAGGCGACGCGCTCTATGAGATGGACTTCTCCAACTTCGATAAGAAGTTCATGGAGTTCGCTGTCAAGGAAATGCCGCTTGAGGCGGAGCAGGGAATCTTCGCCGCCACCGGGGAGTTGAAGCACGACGCCGATACTGTTGAGCCCAAGACGCCGCATCTGGAAGGGAACCTTCGCGGGCAATACAACATCATGCACAAGATCGACGCGGGGAGAGTATACGCGGAACTCACCTTCAAGATGCCCTACGCGGCCCGCTGGCACGAGGCGGAGGACAGAGAGTGGGCGCAGGGCGGAATCATGTGGTCCGAGCCTGGCGTAGGCCCGAAATACGTTGAGGCCAAGCTCGTGCGCTTCATGAAGAAGTACATCGGAATCGTGGTGGACTACGTCAAGGCTGGAATGGCGCAGCTGGGAGCGGCGAAATGATCCAAGAACTCGGCCAATGGCTGGAAAATAACCTGACGCTTACCATCGGGACGGACCTCTATGTAGGCCATCGTCCAACGTCCTCCCCGGCGCGATGCTCCGTCCTATTGGAGCGCGTCGGCGGAGTGCCGGACTTTTTCCTGACAGATAAGGTCGCCTATGCGCTCCAGGTGCTTTCCCGCTCCGATTCCTATCTGACCGCCAGGGCTGATGCCATAGCGATTTACGAGTTCATTCACGGCGCGTCGGGATGGACGCTCCCCGTTCTCGAATCCGGCCACGCTTATTTCCTCGAGGTGGCGGAGGCCCAAGCTTACCCGGCCTATATCGGCCAAGATGACAAGGGGAACCACGAATTCTCCGCGAACTACATAATCCGCATCCGAAACGCCTGACGTAAACCGTCGGCGACTTTCATTGTCTTTCACCCGGGCGCATTCCTGCGTTCCGGTATTTCATTTTCCCCGTCCAGGGGAAGGAGGTTTCTAATGTCTCTCGCAGTCAAGGATCTCGGGCCCTGCCAGGTGCTCTACGATGGTGTCGACCTCGGACCGACCCTCGGCGGGGTTGTCTTCAAGGAGGAATTGCATTCCGTGGATATCCACGAGGACGGCCACGGCGACACTCCCGTCGATGCCATCTTCACCGGGCGAATCGTCACCGTCGAATGTAAGTTCACCCGACAGACCCTCGCCCAACTCGAAGCGGTGATCGAGAGTTCCGTCGCCGGCGGCGCAAACCTGAAAGTAACAAACAGCGTCGGGAACGACATGTTCGCCGATGCCGCCGAACTCATCCTGAAGCCGCTCGTGGACAATACGGCTTCGGCTACGGCTTCCGAATGGTTGCACATTCACCGCGCCTACCCCATCGGAGCGCTTGAGCTGGCCTATGACAACAGCAATCAGCGGATCGTCAATGTCACGTTCAAGGCGTTCCCGGATGATGCCTCCGGCCAGGTCGGCGAAATCTGGAGAATCGGAGCCGCGAGTTAAGGGGCGCGTGAATCATGGATTACAAGCTCAGTCTGTACAAGGCCGTCGAAGTGGAAATCGGCGGCCAAAAGTACCCGCTCCGAAAGCTCAATCGCAAGATGTTCCAGGCAATGGCGGAAATCGAGAAGCGCGAAAAAGAGGCGGGGTCGATTTACGAAAAGGTCGATATCGCCTACGAATCATTGAGGTTGTTTATCGACGCCCCGCCGGAAGTGCTGGACGACCTCGATAACGATCAAGTCACAGAACTCAAGAATATCGTCGATGCCGAAGTGTTCAAGAGCAAGCCCGACGCGGACACGGGGGACGACTCGGAAAAAAACGCGCTGAAGCCTGGGGAAGAAACTGCTGTCTGATTGCCTCGGAGTTCCCCGGGCTTTTCTCGTTCGCGGACCTCTCGGAGATGGACCTCCAGACCATTGCCTTTTTCGCGCAGGAGGCCGGGAGGTTCCGGGCAGAACGGAAGATTGAATACCTGGATGATACGCGATGCGCATCCCTGTCCGAGGCAAAGGATTTTATTCGCTACAGGGACGCCATCCACATGAGTATTGCGCCCCGGAGCGTAAGCGCGGGGATCGTCAAGGACAACTGGGAGTCAATGAAACAACGCGGGAGAGGATAATATGCCGTTCGATGCCGGAGCCGTAGTCGCCAGACTGGAACTCAATACAAAGCAATGGGAGCAGTCTATCGCTCGGGTCAAGGTAGACCAGAAGTCGCTCTCTGGCTACGTCCTCCGGAACGAACAGCAGATCAAGAGCTTCGGGAAGTCTCTGAGTCTGGCCGGAGGGGCGGTGACGGCGGCGATGGGCGTCCTCATCAAAAAGACCGCCGATGTCGGCGATGAGATCAACGACCTGTCCCAGCGGACGGGGATCGCAACGGACATCTTGAGCGGGCATAAGCTCGCTCTTGATAAAAGCGGATCGTCCCTCTCTGACTTCGCAATCGGGATGCGCGGGCTTGCGAACCAGATGCAGGAGGCGAACTCCGGCAACAAGCTCTCCGCCGAACTGTTTGACAACCTCGGGGTGTCCATCGTCGGGGTGGACGGGAAGCTCCGGCCGTTAAATGACGTCATGCTGGACGTCGCGGAGCGCCTGTCCGATATGCCCGACGGGGCCGAGAAAACCGCGCTGGCGATGGATGTATTCGGACGCTCCGGGATGAACCTCATCCCGTTCCTCAACGAAGGGAAAAAGGGACTTCAAGAAAACTACGATATCACCGCCAAGCTCGGCGGGCTCTGGTCGAAAGAGGCGGCAAGCGCAGCCGACGATTTCAACGATTCCGTAAGCGAATTGAAAACGGCGACGGGCGGGCTTGGAAAGGAAGTGGCGATGACGCTCCTTCCCTCCGTCAAGGACTTGATTGAAAAGGCCACGAGCGTCGCCGCGAAGGTGGGCGAGTGGGCCAGGGAACACCAGGGGCTTGCCAAGTGGATCGGGGAAACGGCGCTCAAGGTTGGGGCGCTGGCGGTCGCTCTCGGGCCGATTCTGATTGCGCTCCCCGGGCTCATCAAGGGCGTCCAGACGTTGAAGATTCTGGCCGCGAATCCCATCGTCATTTCCGTCGGCGGCTTCGGGTTTATTGCCTCTCAGATCAAAAAGGGGATTGAGGATTGGAACGCTTATAAAGACGCCGGATCGTCGGCCTATGAGGAAATCGCCAAGAAGGCAAGCTCCCTCAATCCGCTTATCGCCCCTTCCTTCCAGGCTCTTTACCGCCTGGGCCAGCACATGGAGAAGGTCGAAAAGGATTCCGTCAACCTCAAGGGCATCGGGATCCTGCTCGGTGATGCATGGAAATACGTCAAGGAACAATTCGATCAGGCGGGGAACAAGGCGAAGGAAGCGGTTGAAAAGCCGCTCCCCGGCGCGAGAACGCTCAAGACGCTCATCGAAACCACGATCCCGCCGGCCCGGGACTTGACGGCGCTCTGGGCGCGAATGGGCGCGACGATTACCGCTTCCGCGCTCCCGCCCGCCCGTGACCTCTCGGCGGTCCTGAAAGACATTGGGCAGGACGCGCAAGCGCTCCCGGAATCCGTTGAGCCCGCCGTCACCGAAACCTCCAACATGTTCGACGGCTTGTTCAACGACATCGCGTCTGGATTCGGGAACACGATCCAATCTTGGCTTGAGGGCGCGATGACGTTCAAGGATTTTATGTCCGGGCTCTGGGGCGACATCAAGTCGGCATTCTTCCGCGTCGTCGGGGAGATGGTCG